GGTGGTGGCACTTTAGCAACTATAGGTGGTACTCAAACATTTACTAATAAAACACTAACGTCACCAACATTAAATACTGCAAAGATTGGAACATCTTTAAATGATGTAAATGGAAACGAACTTATAAAAGTAACCGCTACTGGTAGTGCAGTGAATGAATTAACAATAGCAAATGGCGCATCAACAACTGGACCTACATTATCAGCTACGGGTGGTGGTGCAAACCTTAATATAATAATGACACCAAAAGGTACTGGTTCAGTTGAGTTAAATAAAGCAGCTTTTAGTTCTTCTACTATAACTTCCAATGGAGCAGCAAATACAGCCGCTACTTTGATAATAGGTAATGCAGGTTCGCAACTAGACGTTTCATTAGCAGATGGTACAACAGTAGGTGAATTTAAAATTTTTACAAACAAAGGTGCAGGTGCAATGCATGTTACACCAACAAACTTTTCAGCAGGTACTAAATTTGTTTTAACACAGAATCAAGGTGCTAGTTGTATATGGGACGGATCAAACTGGTTTTTAGTCGGCAACCAAAGTACATCAGCGGTATCATAAGGAATAGAATATGCCAGCAATAATTACAGATACATTTAAAAAACAATTAACGCAAACAATTTTTGATGAATCAAGACTTGACTCTGCAAGATATTATATTGGAATCGGAAAATCAGAACCATATGATAGTGCAGAAACTGTGACTACGCCAACAGATACACCACGTACTATAAGAAATGTAAGAGCAGGATTACAGTCAATCAAATCAGCAAGTGACGTAAGTTATGTTATACCACGATATAACTGGTCATCTGGAGCTTTTTATAATGCTTATGATGATGATTTTGCTAGCATACCAGCTACAAATAGTTATTATGTTTTAACTGAAGATAATCAAGTTTATATTTGTTTACAGCAGAGTAAGACAGCTGCTGGAGTTGTAAATGCTTCAACTGTAAAACCTACAGGTACAGGCACTAAACCAATAAAAACTGCTGATGGTTATGTTTGGAAATATTTATTTTCTTTAAGTGCTACTAGATCAAGTAAGTTTTTATCATCAAACTTCGTGCCAGTCGAAAAAATACTCGATTCATCAGAACTTGGTAGGCCTTTAGCAGGATTTGAAATTTTACAAGATCAAGTACAAAATGCTGCCGTACCTGGTCAAATACTTGGAATAAAAGTAACAAATGCAGGTACAGGTTATACAAGTACGCCAACTATAACGATTGATGGTGATGGTGTAAGAGCAAGTGCAACTGGATCTATTTCTGGAGGTAATATAACCAAGATTGAAATGGATTCAAGCACAGATAGCACAATGGCTATGGGACAAGGATTTAATTTTGCAAGTGTTTCAATAAGCGCACCTGATAGTGCAGGTGGTATACAAGCAACTGCACGTGCTATAATTGGTCCTGATGCTGGATTAGGTGCTGATGTTCGTGACGAATTAAAAGCAACCTCATTAATGTTTAACACAAAACCAAATGGAATAGAAGATAGTAATTTTATTGTAGGACAAGATTTTAGACAAGTTACTCTTATAAGAAATCCATTGCATTCATCAGACAGTGCAGCCGATGGACCACCTTTTACTACATCAAGTGGTAAAGTTTTAAAATTTTTAAGATTACAAGCAACAGCTAATGCTGGATTTTTAGATGCAACAATAACTGGAGGAACTAGTGGTGCAAAGGCTTTTGTTGATGAAGTAGAAAATGATAAGCTATACTTTCATCAATCTGAAGAAACTGGTTTTAAACCTTTTCAAGAAGGTGAAGCCATAACTGGTGGTGGTCAATCTGGTACTTTAGTTGCAGCCGGCGCAGATGCTGATAGTGATGCATTTACTAGAGATGACGTTGAAAAACTTTCTGGAGAGATTGTATATATAGAAAATAGAGCACCAGTAACGAGAGCAGCTAATCAAACAGAAGATATAAAGGTTGTAATTACACTTTAAGGATTAAAAATGGCGACAACACTTACAAATACTACATTTAATACAAGTTTTAAAGATGATTTTGCAGATAGTGCAAATTTTCATAAGATACTTTTTAACTCAGGTAGAGCTGTTCAAGCTAGAGAACTCACACAACTTCAAACTATTTTACAAAATCAAATAACAAGGTTCGGTAATAATATATTTAAAGAAGGTGCGGTTGTTAAACCTGGTGGTGCAAGTATAAATCAAAAATATGAATTTATTAAGTTAGACACTACAACTAACGCATTACCTACAGATACTTCTACATTAATTGGTATTACTTTTAGTGGTAGTACGTCTGCTGTAAGTTTTAAAGTTTTACAAGTAGTAGCCGCTACTGGTTCAGATCCTGCCACTCTATATGTTCAATATTTAAGTGCACCAACTGGACTTTCTGGAAATACAGCGGTAAGAGTAACAGCTGGTGAAAACATAACAGGTGGCTCTGAAACTTTAACAGTACAAACTACGAATACGACTGCTAATCCAGCAGTAGGTGTAGGTATTCTTATAACTCTTTTATCAGGCATTTATTATGCAAGAGGCCACTTTGTATTCACTCAAGACCAATCAAAAATAATATCAAAATATAGTGATTCTGTAAATGCAAATGTAGGTTTTAAAGTTGTAGAATCTGTAGTTACTGCAGTAGACGATACAAGCTTATTTGATAATCAGGGTGCGACACCAAACTTAACTGCACCTGGAGCTGACAGATATAAAATCAATCTTACCATCGCCGAAGAAAGTGAAATTAATTCTGATGAAAATTTTGTGCACGTAGCAACTGTAAAAGAAGGTGTTGTTTACAGCGCAGTAACTCATAATGATTCATACAACATACCAAACAAGGTAGTAGCAAAAAGAATATTTGAAAATTCAGGTGATTATATAGTCAAACCTTTTAAAATGAAATTTAATCTTGATTCTGCTAATACTCATCTTAATTTAGAAGTTAGCCCTGGAACTGCGGTAGTAGAAGGATTTAGAGCTTCACGTGACTTTCCTACTACTTTAAGATTACAAAAAGCAACTGATACTATTACTATTGAAAATGATGCTACTAACACAGACTTTGGTAACTTTGTTCTTGTTGATAATAGTACGTTTGGCGATTCAGCAACAATTGGCTTACCAAATATACACACTTTTGAAAAATTAGATTTAAGAGATAGTGTTGACTATTTAGGTAGTACCATCGGTACTGCTAGAGTAAAAGCAATAAATGAAGATGGAAATAACTTAAGATTTCATCTTTTTGATATTAGATTAAATAGTGGTAATGCGTTTAGAAACGTAAAAAGTATAGGAACAAGTACATCCAGTTATTTTAGACCTACTCTTGAAAATGGCAAAGCTGTTCTTAAAGAAACAGAAAAAAATAGATCACTTTTTCAATTACCAAGACAAAGACCTCAATCAGTTACAGATGTATCATTTGCAGCGCAACGTAGATTTGTAGTTGCTTCAAACCCATCAGGACAGGCTTCACTTTCACTGTCTGCACCGGGTGAAAAATTTACAAACGCAGATGATTGGATAGTTGGCACAGATAGTGACATCTTTCTTGGTGCAAGTTTTTCAATTCCTCCAGCTGGAACTTCAGTAACCATAACTAATTTACCGGCAAGTACGTCGTTAGAGATTCTTGCATATGTAAATAAAAGTCAAGCAACTATAAAAAATAAAGTTTTAACTACTAGAACAATAACTATCGGAATAGATTCAGATGGAAATGGTCAAAAGTTTGTACCATTAAAAAGAGCTGACATATTTGACGTACAAGAAATTTTAAAAGGAGATGATAGTAGTGTAAGTTTTGCTAATAGGTTTACTTTAGACGATGGTCAAAGAGATAATCATTATGATTTAGGAAGATTGTTATTAAATCCTGGTCAGTCGGCTCCACCTTCAACACCTGGTGTTTTTGTGAAATACAGACACTTTGAACACGGTGTTTCTGGAGATTTCTTTGCAGTAAATTCTTACACCGGTCAAGTGACTTATGATCAAATACCTAGGTATAGATTTTCTAATGGAAGAAGAATAAGATTATATGACTTTTTAGATTTTAGATCAACCATGGATTCTGGCGGTGAATTTGCTGATCAAGGTACAGGCGGCAGGGTTATTGAACTTCCTCAACCTACACAACTTATAACTGCAGATGTAGCATATTATGTTCCTAAAGCTGGTAAACTAGTAATAGATAAAGACGGAATAATAAGAGTTGAAATTGGTACTTCAGGATTTAATCCATCAACTCCTTTAAAGCCTAGTGGGACATTAGCACTATATGATTTTAGACTTAATGCAAATACTTTAAATGACTCAGATGTTGTAATTAAAAAAATTGATCATAAAAGATTTACTATGAAAGATATAGCTCAACTTGAAAGAAGAGTTGATAAGCTTGAAGAATTTGCATCTCTTAATTCACTTGAACTCGATACAAAAAACTTTCAAGTTCTTGATTCTGCAGGTAACGACAGAACAAAAGCTGGTTTTTTTGTAGATAATTTTAACAGCTCATTATTTTCTGATACATCTACTAATAATTACAGAGCTGCACTTGATCCTATCGAAAATGTGGTAAGACCAGCATTTACTGAAGACAATATTAGATTAATATTTGACTCAGATACTTCTTTACCGTTAGGCACAGTAAGAAGAGGGGATAACATTTATATAGATTATGATGAAGCACCATATATCAATCAAGATCTAGCGACAAAATCGATAAAAATAAATCCATTTTCTGTAGTAATTTATGAAGGAGTGTTAACTTTATCACCTGCATCTGATGAGTGGAGATCTGTAGAAATTAGAACAGAAAAAACTGTACCTGGTGGTATACGTTTAAATACTAAACAAGCATACAACTGGAATAACTGGTCATGGAATTGGGGTGGAATACCTTTAGAAAATTTACAAGTAGGTAGTACGACCGGACAAATAAGTGGAGTAGTAAACAAAGTAGTAAGCGATGAAACAGTTCTTGAGGTTATTGAAGATAGAGTTATTCAATCAGCATTGATTCCTTTTGCAAGACCAAGAAAAGTATTCTTTAAGGCAGAAGGTTTAAGGCCTACGACAAAAATGTTTGCATTCTTAGATGGAAACAATATAACCGCACTATCTCACAAAGAAAACTTTCAGTTTTATTCTGATTACGACTCAGATTTTGGTAATACTCTAGTAAATGCGACTACACATCCGAGTGGAAACGCAGAGCTAATAACAGATGCAACTGGTTCAGTTTCTGGATCATTCATAGTACCGTTTAATGATACAATAAAAATTAGAACCGGTGAAAGACAATTTAAACTTTTAGACATAAGCACTGATAATGAGAGTTTTGCAACATCCATAGGAAAGGCAGTTTACTCGATGTCTGGCTTCTTAGATACAGTTGATAGAACTTATGAATCAACAAGAGTATTAGGCGTACAAGGTACAAGATTAAGAGACAACGCAACTTACCAAAATAATAGCAATGATGACGGTAATGAACCTCCAGGTGAAGGAATAAACATTACGCCAGGTGCTCCAAACCAAACTGGTCCAGGTACATGGTCAAGTTCATCTTATCACGATCCAAATGATATGGTTGATGTAGGTTTAGGAGATGGTATTGATGGTCATAGCAGTAGTTCTGGTGATGACAACAATTCAAGTGATCCTGGTAATGATGGTCATACAGACAGTACGTATATATGTACAGCAACATTTAATAATGGATTTATAACAGAAGATCACTTCAAGGTACTAAAAAGATATGGCGTAAAATTAAGAAAAATAGATCCATACGTTATGAAAGCTTATGATTGGTATGGACCTAAGATTGCTAAAATTCTCGGTAATAAATATAGTGGAGTATTTTTAACAAACTATTATAAAGCAAAAAGAAATAAAAATAAACTAAGCATTTCACAAAGTTTGTTTGATGTAAGCTCTAGATTTATTTTAAGGCCGATAGGTAGAATAGTAGGCCGATTATTAACAATGAAAAAAGGTAACTAAAATGGCAGTAACTTCACTAGGATATCAGGTAAATAGACAACCAATAGCACAATCCTTTTTTATTAATGAACCAAACGGAATATACTGCACACAGGTAGATTTATTCTTTGCCGCAAAGGACGCATCTTTACCAGTACAAATTCAATTAAGACCAATGGTAAATGGATTTCCTTCTTCAAGCAAAATAATTCCAGGAACTATAAAAAGTAAAGCAGGCAGTGATGTAAACGTTGATACTGTAGGCCCAGCTTTAACGGCAACAGAATTTAAGTTTGATGAACCAGTTTTTTTAAAAGGTTCAGAAGATTATGCACTTGTAGTTATTGCAGATTCAAAAGATTATGAGATATATGTTGCTGAAATTGATCAGTTTCAAGTTGGTTCATCTGAAAGAAGAGCCGCAAAACAACCAGACCTAGGCAATCTTTTTTATTCACAGAACGGCGTTACATGGTTACCATCTATGAATGAAGACTTATCTTTTGTAATACATCAGGCAAAGTTTAAACATACTAGTGCCACAGCAATTTTACACAATGCTTCTGTACCAAAAAAGAAACTTGTATTAAATCCAGTAAAAGTAACTTCAGGTGATGCTACTGTAACAATGGCGCATGTAAACTCTGGGTTACAAGTAGGTAATGCAATTGAAATAAGTGGCGTTGATGCTAGTGTTGGTGGAATAAGCGCAGGATCAATAAATGGTAGAAGAACAATTACAAAAGTAGACTTTACCGGATATACATTCGAAGCAGATTCAGCTGCCGATTCTGATGCAATTGGTGGTGGTGCAAATGTGCTTGCTACAAAAAATATACCTTTCAGTTTAATATATCCAAATAGTGCTACGATAGTTCCTCGAGCAACAAGCTTAGGCGCCGGTATAAAAACTACTACTGGTAAATCATATGCTGGAAGTGAAACGGCTTTTCAAAAATCACCTAGCTTTAACGGTATAAAATTAAATCAAAATAACTTAGCACTTGAACCTTATATAATTGCATTCGATAGTGCTGAAACCGATGAGTTAGGTTCTGGCGTTAAATCATTTGATATGAGAATGTTACTTGCATCTAATGATTCAAATGTTTCACCAATGATTGACTTACAAAGAACTTCTATAACACTTGTTGACAACTTAATAGATAAACAAGATCCGGCATCATCAACTGGATTTAACATACCAATAAATTTTGTAAATGAAACTTCTGCCACAGGAGGTAGTTCAGCTGCAAAACATTTAACAAGAATTGTTACGTTAGATACCGATGCTGTTGGTCTTAAAGTATTACTTTCAGCAAATAGACCTAACGGTACAGATTTTCAGCTTTACTTTAGAACAGGAACTGCTGATGAAGTTATAACTGAAAAGTCTTTTACTTTACAAGAACCAGAAACAACTTTACCTACTGATGAAAATCCAAATACTTTTAGAGAGTATAGATATTTGATTGGTGGTCAAAACGGTGTGTTACCTGCCTTTACAAAGTTTCAAGTTAAGATAGTATTTAGAAGTACAAACAGCGCATCTGTTCCAAGAATTACTGATTTAAGAATAATAGCATTGAGTGTCTAATGAAATATTTAAAAGTAAAAGGTCATGAAAATCTAGTTAGAGACAAAGACACAAATGTTGTTATCAATATAAATAGAAGTGAAATAGAACAAGCTAAAAAAAGAAAAGCTGAAAGAATAAAAAAAGAACAAGAAATAAATAATTTAAAAAATGAAGTTAGTGAAATTAAAAGTATGTTAACTAAAGTAATAGAGAAGTTAGATGGCTAAAACAATAATTAATTTAACAGATCCAATTAGTACACTCGTTACTAAAACAAATACTATATCTAGTCACATTGGTGATATAACTCAATTAAACACAACAGGCGCTGATTCTGACATTGTACAAGCTATAAACGCAATAAATGTAAAAGCTGATAATACTGATTCATCAACTATATTATCTTTAAT